GACACCGACAACGATCTGGTCGCGGCAGACGTGCAGGAAGTGGCGCTGCTGGGGCGCAACACCGTCGAGATAGTGACGATCACTGGTGCGGTGACCGACGCCACTCGCAACCGCGTGGTCAAGTCGTACTTCGGTGACAACATCGGGCGCCGGTCATTGTACGAGCGGGCGGACTGTGTTTACGGCGCCGTGACGATCACGGACGAGTTCGTGGGCGTTGAGGATGTGGCAATCGCGCGGGGGAGTGCGGGTGGAATCATCCACAACGGGTCCGCGGCCACAACCGTCAACGTGCGCCGTGTGTGGGTACGCAGCGCCACCTCCAGTGGGCACGGCTTCCGTGCCGACAACACACATGCCGACTCCGCATACGACTGTGATGCGTGCGTGGCGGCTTCGTGTTCCGGTGAGTCGAACGCGGGCTGTGGTTTTATCAGCGCGACGGGTGTTGGCGCTTTCAACCTGACGAATTGCCTCGCATACGACAGTGGCGGTGCTGGGGTCCGGCGTGATGCTGGGACGCTGAACAGCAAAAACAACTACAGCGTCGGGAATGACGCTACACAGAATTACCGCGGCACCATTTCCCACACGACAGACGCATCGGACGACGGCGACGACGGCACCGCCCAAGTAACCGTCGCGCAGTGGGCGCGTGCGTGCAGCCGCCTCGCGTCGATGCTGGCCTACGGCACGTTTGAGAACGAGCCTACTGGTCAAGCTGGCAAGATTGATCGTGCGGCATGGTATCGGCGTGGGGACACGCTGGGCGCGCTTGCAGGTGACGCCGCGATCGCATCCGGCCTGCTGACCGGCACCACTGGCGGCATCACCTACGCGGCTGCGCTGAAGGCGTCCATTGATACGATGTCGATAGCTGTCAAAGCGACGATGCCCGCAACGCCTGCGTCGCGCGGGTTGATCCAGTCGAAGGCGACCGGAGACAGCGTCAACCGCATCGACCTTACAATCGGCGCGGGCGGCAAGCTCACGCTGGTCACGTACGACAACACAGGCGCGATCACGGCGGACGGGTCCACGCTGGAGTACACGCCCGACGCGGACCAACTCGCAGGCACGCACGTCTACGCTGGCCGCGTCCACGACGGCAACGTGTACCTGTATATCGACCGCGTCGAAGTGGCGACCAGCGAATACGCTGGCACGCGCGACGCCACTGACACCCACGCGACCGTCGTCGGCGGCAACGGTACGCTGTACCTCGGCACCGATGGCTCTTGCTCGTCGTGGGGCGAGTTCACCGGGGCCACCGTTCCGCCCGATCTCCCGCTGCCGTACTACAGCGACGGGCTGGGGGTGCTGGACGACTTCCGCCTGACCGAGAAGTCACACCAGAAGCTCAAGTGGGGCGGCACGGCAGCAGGGACCCCTGAGCGAGACGCAGCAGGCAAGATCATCGGACCCCGCAGCATGATCGGCGCGCACATCGGCGACCGTGAAGCCGCCGTTGGAGTCATGTAGCTGGGGGGCGCGAACGGTCGCCGATCTCGCAGGGCTTGACCCGCCGCGACACTGACCCAGACACCCGCGCGCACGCCCGCCAGCCTCACGCGCGCACCCGATCCGGTCAGGACCCACCGATGCCACGCAAGCGCGCCGCACAAGCAGATCAACTTGACGCGACGGCTGACCAACGCCCGCTCACCTTCGACGACCGGCTCGGCGCCGTCACCCTCATCCTCGGCGCCAAGTACTCCGGCGCGGACTACGACGCCGCGATCGTCGCCATCGTCGAACTCGGCTTCGAGGTCGGCGAGGACGGCGCCCCCATCCCGCTCGACGCCGAGGCCATCGCGTGGAAGCCCGCGCAGACCGTCTCGCGCAACGGCCAGCCGCAGCGCATCCCGCCCACCTGGAACCGGACCAAGGCGGGCGAGGAGCCGCAGCCGGTGCGCCTCTCGTCTGACACCCGCCGCATCGTCGCGCACCTCGTCGGGCAAGCGCCGATGCCGCTCACCCCCGCCATCCACCGCTCCCGTCAGCGGCTGATGGCTCTCGCGGAGTAACCTGTGGCGACCGGCTACGAGACGGAGAAGGATCTGGAATGGCAGCGCCGCAACCGCAAGCAGCGGTTCGGCACTAGCACCCTCTCTCACGATGCCGTGGCCTCGCGTCCGCGCATCGCAGACACGATCTACGGTCTGATCCGTGATCCCGACGGCGTCCTCGCGAAGGACCCCGACGGCTACCGCACGATATATCAAGACGACCAGATCGCCACGTCGCTCCGAAAGCTCACGCTCAAGGTGGCGAACTGCGATTGGAAGTTGACCGGCGAGGAACCAGACACACAGGCTCTCGCCGCTGCCGCGCGCTCTCTCTGCGTCGGCCTGCCAGGCTGGGACACGATGGTCCGCCAGGCGTGTTACGCGATGGCCGAGGGTGTGCGAATCATCCGCGTCCTGTGGGAGCCCTGCACGATCAACGGGCACCCCGCCATGCGCCCGGCAAAGTTCGTCGCGCGCGACAAGCGCAAGTACCGCCCCGAAGACGCGGAGTGGAAAAAGATCTGGTTCTGCGACGACTTCCAGTCGGCCACGCTGACCAATCGCCCGCCCGAGCAGGAAGAGCCGCGCGACTACTACATCATCCCCGTATGGCAGGATGACGAGGAACGGCTCGGCTTCGGCGACGGAGTCGGCGAGCGGCTGTACAAGGTCGCCGTCATCCGACGCGAACTGCTGAAACTGTTCTGGGAGGCGATGGAGACGACGATCGGCGGAATCCGCGTCCTCACGTTCGACTTCAACGTCTGGCAGAATCTGCCCGCGTCCGAACAGACCGCTCTGCGCGAAGCCGCCGTCGATGCGATCAACAACGCCATCAGCTTCGACACGGTCGATCTTCCGCCCGGCACCACATTCCAGATTCACTTCCCAAGCGCCGAGGCGCTGGAAGCGTTCCGCGCATCGCTCAAGCAGTACCTCGACGAGATGCCGCAGAAGCTGCTACTCGGCACGGTGATGTCCGAAGGCAGCAGCGAGAAAGGCTCGCTTGGCTTCGGCCTGTACCTCGACCACGAATCGCGCCTCCAGGTGCAGGCGATCGTGGATTGGCTCGCTGAGTCGTTCACGCGCGATCTGCTGGGGCAAATCTTCCTCTACAACCCGTGGCTGTACGAGGTCGCGGCGGTCTCACGCGGAACGCCGCTCCCGCGCTACGTCGGGACGGTGCGCGGCGGAGCCGACCACACCGCTGGCATGGGGCTCGCGCAGCAGCACCGCGGGCACATGCTCAAGACGCAGTACGAGGAACTGACCGGCATCACGATTCCGAGCGAAGAGCAGATCAGCAACCGCGAGACGATCGAGATTGCCGCACCTGCCGCACCCGCCCCTGCCACTGGTGGCGGATTCGGAAGCGGTGGCCTGTCTGGCGGAGCCGGTGGTTCCTTCGGCGCACAACCTCCGCCTGTTCCGAAGGCGGCCGCGCCCGGTATCTCTCGCACTGGCCGCGCCGCCGGGCTAACCCGCAACGCGCCGTGGTGGGCGGGACTCTCGGCAGACGAGCGCACCCGCTACGCGCTGACGGGGTGACACCGTGGCCGATCCGATGGTCCCGGTGTCGAGCTCAATCCTTCGCGCCGTTGGACATGACGAGGCGAGCCAGACCCTCACGATTCGGTTCGCGTCTGGCGCTGTATACGCCTATCGAGGCGTTCCGCGCGCCACGTTCGATGCGCTGCTAGCATCCGCGTCGCCAGGCCGATACTTCGGCCAGTACGTGCGGTTCCAGTACACCGCCGACATCGTGACGCCCGCGCCGAAGGACAGCGATGGCGAATCCGCCTGACGATCCCGCGCTCCCGTTGCTCGGCCCACTGCGCGACAGCCTGCGCGAACTGTTCTCGCTAGAGTTCCGCGGCGCTGCCGAACTGATCGCGCCGAAGGATCTGCCGTCGGCTGAGATCAACGCACGCGGGCACGTCGAGCGCGCCGCCGCCGCCATCGCAAGGTCCGCAGCGTTCGCCGACCTCGTAGGCCGCGTCGAGACGCTGCGTATCGCAGGCATAGACTCCGGGATGCCGGGCATCGTCGGGACGCCGGAATCGTTTGTCACAATGCCGTTCGGCGAGGCGATCGAGGCGTTTGCGTCAACGACGGCTATCCATGCTCAGGACCGCGACGAAGTTCTTCGGGCGTACTCGCGCAACGAGTTCGCCATGAAGCCGCAGATTGCATTCGAGGTCGTCGAGACGGTCCAACAGCAGATTCACTCGATGTTGCGCGAAGGCGGGACGAAGGACGACTTCGTGAAGTGGGCGCGAGACCTAAACGAAGGGCACGTCAGCGACGCCTACGCTGAGACGGTGTTCCGCACCGAGGCGACGCGCGCGCAGACGGCCGGCCGCGTCATGCAGTCGTTCTCGGCTGACCTAGCAGGGTTTGTCGTCGCCTTCATGTACAACAGCGCGCGGACGCAGACCACGCGCGCGAACCACGCCGCGCTCCACGGGATGATGTGGGGCGCGAACCACGTCGCGTGGGCGAACATCCTTCCGCCGAATGGCTGGAACTGTCAGTGCCGCGTGATCGCGATCACGCGTCCGCAGGCGCGCGCGGAAGAGCGGTTGACGGACGACGGCGAGTTCAAGTCGGACGCGTGGCCTGTCCCCGGCGGGCATCCAGACAAGGGCTGGGAGAACAAGCCAGCCCTGAGCGCGTACGGGACTTAGGCGCGCGCCTCAAGGTCAGCGAGGATCGCGCGAACAGCGTTCGCCAGTTTGGGGTAGTCGCGCATCACGCTTGAGTTGGACCGGATCGACACGCAGTCGGCGACCGAAAGCCCGAGCCGCTTCGGAGCAGCCTTCTTTGGTGCCGCCTCTGTCTCAGCCGTATCGTTGTCGCTCACGTGTTGCTCCGGTCTCTGGATAGCCGATCGCGGCAGGCTGCCACGTCGCGCTCAGTGGTCCGCCAGTGGCCCTTGTCTCCGTCGCGGTACGCACGCAAGTCGCCGCTATGCACGAGTTCGCGAGCCTTCCGCGCGCCGAACCCGAGACGGGCTCCGGCTTCCTTCATGCCGAGTGGGCGGTCCTGCTGCGCCATCTGGTCAGTGCATCACGAGTACGGGGCGGGCGGTCCACGGCAGTATTGCACAGATTGAACGCGCCTAAATAGGACAAAGCGCGTCCGAGTTGACGCGCACTATGGATTCACCCATCGAGAGGCGTGAAACCTCTCGCCCATGCCTGCCGTGACACTCCCTCGCAAGCGCACGACCACCGGCCCGGCCGCTCCTGCACGCTCGTACGCGTGGGAGCGCGGCGCCGACGGTCTCTACGCGATCCGCGATCTCGAACTGTTTGACCCGCACGTCGCAATGGGCGACGTGTGGAACGACCAGCGCGTCGCCGACCTTTGCGCAAAGACGATCGAGCAGTTCGCCATCGGGAAGTTGGTCAAGAACCACACGGGCGAATACTCGGACGGTGGCGTTCAAGTTGGCAGCACCGGCAACTATGTCTGCCGTCAGGTGCAGGTCCCGGTCCTCGACGACCAGGGCGACCTCAGCTTCGGTCCGGACGGGCAGCCCAAGTCACGCACGATCACCCGGATGTTCGGCGACTTCTTCGCGATCGAGCCGGAGATGTTCCGCGACATCGCGCTTGGCCGATTCGTTGACCGCAGCGTCGAACTCCGGCCGGAGCTCGGCAAGGAAGGCGACTGGACCGCCCCGCTCGCCGCGGTTGACGCCGTCGCGCTGGCAGGTTCCGCGCGCCAGTACTTCAACTTCCCGAAGCTCCGCGTCGAACTCGCCGCTGAGGAACTGGCGCAACTCGACGCCGATGTTGCGAAGCGCGCGCCGCTCGCCGCGCGGACGCTACCGGCCTTCACGCCCTACCGCACCCTTGCCCGCAACGGGAAGCGCACGATGCCCGACAAGCCGCCCGCCATCGCCAGCCCCGAAGACCAGAACAAGCCGGACATCCGCGCGCTGTACGCCGAGGCGATGCGCGCGCTGAACGCATTCGGCGAAGCCGCGTTCCCCGCTGGCCCGATCGACGACACGCAGGGCGAAGGCGACGCAGACCCCGCCGTCGATCCAGACGAGCAGCGCACCGGCGATGGCCCGAAGCCGGGCGAAGGTCCCGAGCCCGCGCAGAAGCAGGGCGAGGCCGACGAGCCTGGCAAGGGCGACCAGCGCACCGGCGACAGCGATTCCACCGACGAGGACGAGGAAGACATGCCCGACGACAAGAAGACCGGCGGCGCCGCAAAGCGCACGATCCCCGCGAACGGCACCGCTGCGCGGCTCGCCACGCTGGAGCGTCAGCTCCACCAAGAGCGCGAGGACAACGCCCGCGAGAAGTTCACGGCGCGGTTCGATCAGCTCGCCGCCGAGGGTCGCGTGCGCTACAGCGAGACGCGCCGCGCGGCGATCATCGACTCGGTGATGTCGGCGAAGCCAGCAGACCGCGAGACGCGGTTCGCCGGTCTCGTTGACGGCGACGGCCCGTCGCTCGCCGCGGACTTCACGGAGCCCGCCCGCGCGCGTACACGCGCCGAGACCGCCTCGCCGGAGGAACAGCGCCTCTACGCGGGAAAGTCCGTCGCGCAGCGGCGCACGCTGGACGATGCCCGCCGCCGGTTCACGCAGGCGCGTGGGCAGGGGCCGCTCTTCGCCCGCTTCAAGACAGACCTGGAGTACGCCGCGCGCGTGCTGGAGCACGCCGCGCAGGGGTAGCCGCGCGCCGCTCCGTCCCTACCGACTACCGACTGAGATCAGAGGAACCGAACGATGTCCACCCCGACCGCCGCTGGAGAGATCGCGCAGAAGACCTTCGGCACGCCGAACTCGCGCGTGTTCTCCGAGAGTCTGATCGGCGAAGACAACTTCCGATCGGCGCTGCTCATCCGCAAGCCAGACGGAAAGTTCTACGCGAAGGAGGACACTGCGACCGCGGTGGACTACATGGTGCCGGGCGCTCGCTTCGCGGGCGTGCTCCAGCACGACGCGGAGACCTCGCCGACCGCCCCGTACGAGCCGAACAAGAAGAAGCGCGTCACGCTCAACAACGGCGAGAACCAGTGGTTCAAGGCCGGGAAGTACTCAACGCAGGCGAATGCGCTGGCCGACAACGCATTCCTGCTCGTCGGCTCGGGCACGGCCGGCGCGGTGGTCCTCGCCGACGTGGGCAAGAAGATCTACCTCGTCGATGGGGGCGGCTTCACGGTCGACCCGGAGCAGTCCGAGTCGATCCACTGCGGCTACATCGTGGACATCATCACGGTGGGCACGAGCGGCGACGGCAAGGCGTACGTCGAGCTGTACGGCGAGGGTCGGTCGAGCGCGTTGGAGAACTACGACCGCATCGGCGACCCGGAGTCGGTCAGCGCCGCACCGGAGCGCGTCTGGCACATCCACCGGTTCGGACGCAAGATCGGCGTGAATGCCGACCTCGCCGTCACGACCGTGGACCCGACCGCGGCCGAAGTCGCGCTGGTTCTTACGCTTGACCACTTCTTCGAGGGGGCGGGGACCAACTACGATGTTGGCGACTCGGCTGTCGCGGCGGACGGTCTCACGAACTTCTACTCGCACGGCGGCGCGTCTGACACTGCGATCCTCTTCCCGCACGCCGACACCAACCAGGGCGGCGTCTGGAAGCTGGGCTTCTCGAACGACAGCCAGTGGCGTCAGTACTGGAAGTTCAAGCTCTCCACTGTCACCTCGACGACCTACAAGATCGGCGCGACGCTCACGGCGGCAGCACCGGACGACGTGTCCACGGACGCGGACCAGGTGGTCGTTACGTTTGTCGCCGGGACCGACACGAACTTCCAGGTGCAGACCAGCATCAACGGCACCGACAGCGGCAAGCTGACGCTGCACAACGATGTCGCCCCAGCGGCCACCACGTTCTACGAACTGGTCATTGACGTGGATGCCTCGCGCGTGGCGCGGGTGTTCATCCGCAGCGGCGACACTGGCGCGTGGACGCATATCGCCACGACTGCGGCGCTCAAGACCGCCGTGGACCTCAAGCCGTACGCTGCGGTGAAGGTCGCCTCGGCTGGCGGTTTCCGCTTCGCCAAGCTCGCGATGGGCAGCAAGGCCGCGTAACCCTTGACCGGCCAGCGGCCGGCGAACACCGACGACCGATCTCTGATCAGAGGAATCCGACATGCCTTCCGTATCCGCAAACGCCGCCGCCGCCGCCGAGTACTTCCGCCGGGACGCGCGGATCATGCTGGAGGACGAGTTCCAGCAGAACGCGCTGGAGCTCGACCGCGACCTCGGCGAACTCTTCATGCGCGATGTCGCCAACCACGACATCGACCACATCCCGATCACCGGCGCGATCGGGCGCATGAAGAAGGTCGAGGCCGGTGCCCAGCCTCATGTTCACTCGTTCGTGACGCGCCGCCAGACGGTTGAGAATGAGGAGTACGAAGGCGTCATGTTCCTTGAGCGCAAGGAACTGGAGGACCTGGAGACGGGTGCCACCGGCGCTCTCTCGCGGGCGATGAACAAGGTTAACGGGCTGGCGCAGGCAGCGCGCAACGTGCCCTGGTTCAAGATCGTCGAGTTGCTGACCGACACCGGCGACATGGCGGGCAAGACCTGCTTCGACGGCGAGGTCCTGTTCTCGTCGTCCCACATCGGCGGCGTGGACAACACGATCGACGACGCCGCGCACGTCAACAACGACCACGCTGCGCTGTTCGACGAGTTGATTAAGGTCGTGACCCGATTCGGTGGGTTCAAGGACCCGGACGGCAAGGACCTCATCACCCACCAGGCGCCGCGCGCGCTGACGGTGATCGTCCCGCTGTCGCTCTGGATTCCGTACCGCGAGGTGTTCACCCAGGCATGGACGGTCGGCCGCGCGAACAGCAAGGCGGACCTCTCGTCAAGCAACGCGATGGTCGGCGCTGGCGTCGTGAACGTCGCGCAGCGCGACTTCGACATCCGCGTGATGGCGCTGCCGGAGTTGGACCGCTTGATTGCCACCAGCGAACTCGCGGCAACGAAGGCGTACTGGATCAACCGCAGCAACGCGGCCCGCAAGCCGATGGTGCTGCTGGAGAAGCGCGCCCCGGACTTCGACTTCCTCGGCCGCGGCTCGGAACACTGGATCAACACCCGCACCGCGAAGGGCGTTGCCTCCACACGCTTCGGCGTCGCGCCGTACCTGTACGACACGGTCATCGAGGTGGACAAGGCCTAGTCCTGCGCGCTGGCGGGCGTGCATGGGCGGGGCGGGGCCACGGCTCCGCCCCGTTCCTTGAACAGAGACGGAGCACATGAGCCTGATCGCCGCTACTCAGAACTGGATGATCGCGCGCCACACGGTGTACCAGTTGGCGCATTGGAGCAACCAGCACGGGAGCGTGAGCAGCCCGCCCGTCGCCGCCGACATCAACTGGGACGCCGTCGAGACGTGGTTCGAGTCCGCCATTGCGGCGTTCGAACTGCGTGGGCGTCTGCTGACGGAAGAGAGCGACCTGATTCGCAGCGTCGCGTACCTGTTCCGCCCGGTCACGCAGTTGAGCAAGGCCGAGATCGGCGAGCGCGATGGCTTAATGAAGACGATGCCGCAGGCGGCAAGCATCACCCTCGCGGCCACGTCGATCGAGGCGGGCGAAGAGGGCGACCGCCGACGGCTCGGGCGCGAGCAGCTTGACGATCTCTACAACATGCCCACGCGTGGGGCGGGCCGTCGGCGTAAGGGAGACATGTAATGGCGTTCGTGGACCACATGGGTACGAACCGAAAGGCCATCACGAAGGCCGCGGTGCAGTACCAGACCGACAACGACGCTTCCGGCGGCACGCAGGACGACGTGGAGGCCATTGCATCGAGCGTGGCAGACGACACAGGCGGGCGTCTGTCGTCGGCGACGCTGACCACAGGAAGGCCATCGGCGGCATTCAGCGCGCTGGCGCAGCCGCTGGAGTATCTGCGTCAGGTCTCGGCGATCTCGATCGACCAGGCGGCGCAAAGCCTCAACCGGAACGACGCGCAGCCAGGCGGCGACATCGTTTCGCAGTTGGTCGCCATCCGCGAATACATGATCGCGAACTCGATCGAGTTCGAATCGCGTGCCGTTACTCACGGTGCCCCGGCGGCGGGCGGGTCAAACACCGGAACCGGCGTGCTCATCACGCACACCGACGACGACTACGGGTTTGAGCTTGAGGCGATCACTGACGAGGTGCTGACGTTCACCTGCGTTCGCGACGCCAGCACGGGGGCGACTGCTGGCTCCGAGGTCTTCACCGTCCGCGGGGAGTTGCCACCGCGCACGCTGCTTGAGCGCGGCGGCTCGCAGTCTGGCGGAGAGACGATCACCGCGCACTGCGCGGACAACAACCAATTCATCGTCAACGCCGGATTCAACGAGGCGTTCAGTGGGTCGGGCGCAGACAAGATCTCCGGGTGGACGATCACCGGGACAGCCGGTGACATCAGCCGCGAGACATCGACGGTGTTCCGCGGCGACTCGTGCTTGGCGTTCACCGACGACGTTGCGGTGACGCAGGACATGTCGGGACTTCCCGATGATAGGCCGGTCCTGTTCTCGCACCGCTACAGCCGCAACAGCACGAGCGTTACCGGCACGATGACGTTGGCCGCTGGGTCGCTCTCGTCAGCTGTCACGCTGTCACCAGCGCACGCGTCGAACTGGCTTCACAACTACGTCGTCGGCTGGCCGCGTGAGTGGTCTGGCGCGATTGCGTTCAGCATCACACTCGCCAGCGGTGCGTCATTCGGGACGGGCCTGCTGATCGACGAATGCGTGATCGCGCCTGGGGTCAAGATCGGAGGCCGCTGGCACTTCATCATCGTGGGTCAGACTGACTTTGTTCTCGATGACGTGTTCACGCAGGACTCGACGATCCAGGCGACCGGGACGAACAAGGATCGCCTGCACCGCTTCCACGGAGACGATGTCGAGTTCCCGCACGACTCCACGGCGACGACGAACTACGAGGACCCGTAACGATGACCGACACACTCCGTAGCCGTTTCGGGCAGCGTCGCACTGCGCTCAATCGCGGGCTCGGCCGCGGCGTGCCTGATCGCACGCCGGAAGAGGCGGCGGAGGTCCGCCGGGCTGACCTCACCGAGCGTATCGTCGCGGCGCACGCCGACGGGCACTACGCGCTGGTGGTTGAGATCGCGGACCAACTCTACGCGATCCCGCGCGCGTCAGGGCTCGGGCGCGAGGCGTCGGACCTCGACACACTGGCGGCGACGCTGGATCGTGAGGCTGCGGACATGGACGCGCAGTCTGTGGCCGCTGGCGAGTCCGCGCAGGCGCACGCGAAGGACCGGTCGCAACTGGTGGCGATGGTCTCGGACGGATCGTCTGGCGACCGCGAGCGGGCGATTGCCGAGATCGACGCGGAAGCGGCAGCCGAGCGCCGCGAGCTCGAAGAGCAGATCACCAACACAACGAAGGCCGACAGCCCGGACGCGGTGGCGGCGCTCCGTCAGCAGTTGCGCGACCTTGTAGAGACGCAGAAGATCGAGATCGCCCGCAAGCGCGGCGAGGCCGAACGCGCGATCGAAGAGCGGGCGCAGGCGGCTATTGCGGCGTTCAACGCGAAGGCGGACGCGCTCGCCGCTGATGCTTCCGCGTTGGCGGAACGGGCTACTGAGGCGCGCCGAGCTGCCGCCGGTCACAGGAAGCGCGCAGGCCAGATTCGTGCCCGCGTTCCGGCTGTACAAGATGTCTCCGCACTCGTCAGCGATGCGATTCGCCGGATCGAGCGGGCCGACGACCTCCTGAGCGGAGAAGCCACGGCATCTGGGGCGCTGGAGGCCATCGGGATGATGCCGAACTGCCGCAAGACGCGCGCCCGCGCGGCCGATGTCTTCGCAGGCGGACTCGTCTTCGAACTCAAGCAGGCAACCACGCCCGCAGAGTGCGCCACCGTCGAACGGCTCGCGCGAGAACTCATCAAGACCACCAGCGCATCCAGCCGCGAAGGGTCGCCATTGCACCGCGTCTGGACCGAGGCGCGACGCCTCCGCATCGCGATGGAAGCGCGGGACACGCTCTAATGCGGATTGACCCCGACAAGATTCTGGAGGCGATGGCGCTGGCTATGAAGGCCACTGGGCCGCGCAAGACCGCGGCGACTCGCGCGGCTGCGCTGCACGTCTCGCTGATCCAGCAAGGGTTCGCCAAGTCGGGCGTGAATCCGATCACCGCTGCGCCCGGCGCGTGGCCTCCGCTCAAGTCGGGCCGTCCGTCGCGCCTCCAGAAGACGGGGCGGCTGATCGGCTCGATCAACTTCCGCGCGGAGCCGGGGGCGTACGAGGCTGGGCCGGAGCCTCTTCCGTACGCCCCGTGGCACCAGTTTGGGACAGACAAGATCCCGGCGCGGCCATACATCGTCTACCCGGCTCCGTGGGCCAAGATGATCGCCGACACCTACGCGGAAGAGCTCGTTCGGGAGTCGGTGCGCATGATCGGCCGCGCGCTCGATACTCCGGGGTAACCCATGTCGCTGGACGCCACGCTCATCAAGGTCAACGCCGGGTCGGTCCTGTTCGACACGGGCGACTCCAACACGCGAATCGGCTTCCGCATTGGCGAAGCCAGACTGTCGTACCGCGAGCGCATGGAGGTCGTGCCAGCAGAGGAGTTCGGCGAGTTCCCGCTGGACGCGATCCTGTTGGGCGGGCCGGTTATCCTGACCATGTCCGCGATTCAATGGGACGCCGAGACGCGGCTGGCCATCGGCAAGCAGTACATCAGCGGTAGCAAGCTACAGTTCGGCACCGGCAATATCGGGCGGCTGATGACGTCGATCTCCGGCGGGACGCTGACATACACCCCGGACAACGTCGGCGACCTCAAGATCACCAGCGCCACTTCCCGCGCGATCCCGTTCCGCGAGGGACAATTGGATATGGGATTCGGGTACAAGAAGTGGACCGAGTTCGCTCTAACGTGGCTGCTGCTTCCTCCGGCTGCTGGCGGCGTCGCCTGCACGCTGGAAGAGCTGGCGTCCCCGTAACCTCACCTGAGACACCGCCATGTCGAAGAAGTCGAAGAATCGCCCGAAGGGTCCCCAGCAGTCCGCACAGAACCGCGCGCAGAACGCGTCACGGAGCGCGGCGGAACGCGCTTACACCGACCGCCTGCGCTTCCGCGGACTGCGCTGGGGTATGCGGATCGCGTCGGAGGTCCAGCCGCCAGAGGGATCACCGGAGGGCACCGCTCCGAGGCTTCACCAAGAGCCGATGTCGGCAGAGACGCTTGACCAGTTCGCAGCGTTCGTCCACGACTTCGAGATCAAGCGCCGGATCGACGCGGCGCGGTCGCCAAACGATCCGCTTCCGACACCGACCGATGATGAGGTGAAGGCGGCGAAGAGCCGAGAGGTGGAGGCTGGCGAGTACAACAAGGCGCTCAACCAGGTGCGCGAGCGCGCTCGGTCGATGGTCGAAGCCGGATGCGTGGTCTTCACGCCAGAGCAGTGGGCGTGGCTCTCGCAATTCGAGCGTGATGCGATCTCCGAGGCACGCATGGCGCAGCGCCTCGGCGAGCAGGCGATGGCGGCGAAGATCGCAGGGAACGACATCATGGCGGCGGCGCTGATGAAGGCGGCGGCGGCGGGCGACCCCGACCGGATGCGCGAGGCCGGGACGCTTCAGATGGAGTTGGAGGCACACGCGTTCGCCGATCAGCTCATGGCACAAACGGGGTAACCGGCGATGCTGTCCGAGGTCGATGTCCTAACCGGGGTCAAGGCGAAGCTCCTGGCGCTCTACTGGACGCCTCGCATTCGCACGGTCACGGTTGGGAGCGCGACCGAGGGACACACATTCGCCATCAAGATCGGTACAGCGATGGTGCTGGTTACCGCAGGGGCGGGCGAGACCACGTCCACGATCGCGGCGAAGCTCCTGACGGCGATTCAGGACGCTGGCGACATGGCGTGGCGCCGCATCAGGCTTGGCGGCGCCACGCGCTCGGACAACGTCCTGACGCTTACCGGCTACGGGCTAGATTTCACGCTGACGACGGCAGGGACGGGAACGCTCACGCTTGCCAGCACGCAGGACCCGGAAGACGCGATCTTCCGGTTCTCTGCGGTAGTCCCAGCGTCTCAGGTGCGCGACATCGCGCGCAGCGTGAAGAACTATCCCGGCGCGCTGGTGTCGGACGGCGGGAACCAGACCGAGGACGTTCAGGGCGGGTTGCCGTTCGCCGGGGAGACGACGGTGTTTGTCACCGCCGTCCACACGGCACCGCTGGATGAGTTCCGGGAGAACGACCTGATCGCCACGCGTGGGCTGATGCAGATTTGCGACCGCATCCGGGCCGCGTTCTGGTACGGGCGAGAGGCTGACGGTACGGAGTTCTGGTTCAACTCGGACGGCGCGGAGGTCGCGTTGGATTCCGAGGACGGCAACACGGCGATCGTGCGTCAGATGCGGTTCACTGTCCGTCACGTGATGGTGTAAACCGATGGCAGGCGAACAGACGGTCAAGATCAGGGTCGTACTCGATGACGGCGAGGCCGCGCAGGGCTTCGACCGCGTCGCGCGGCGCGGAGCGGCCGCCGGTGCCGCTGGCGGCGGCGGCGCGAGTACGAGCCAGATAGCGACCGGGACGTTCCTCGGTCAGGTGATGCAGCAGATTCAGGGCTCGACGATCTCTGGCGCGCAGACGTTCGCCAATCCAATGACCTCGTCGATTGAGCGTGCGCAGGCACTGCGCAAACTGACATTCACGGCTGGTGGCGCCGCAGCGGGCGCGCTGGTCGGAGAGGGCGCTGCCGGGGCGATGCTCGGTAGCGCGGCGGCCGACGTTCTATCGGCAGCGGAGGCCCCGGAGGTCGCGCGCCAGCAGCGCATCGGGTCGCGCGTACAGGGCGTCGTCGGACAACTGGCGCAGTTCGGCGTCGCGATGAGCGACGAGGAACTGTCGGGCATGGTGTCGGAGATCGCCAAGCGCGAGACGTTCGTGAAAGACCAGAGCGTCCGAGCGCAGCAGGAAATCAACCGTCAGACGGCTGGATCAAGCGGCGCGTTCGGTGACCCAGCGCAGGCCATTTCCGACCTCCTAAGCGGCGACGCGTCGAAGGTCAAGTCTCGGATCGCCGGGCAGAACAGCGACAAGGGCCAGTTTGCGAGCGCCGACGCAGCGAACTCCATGATCCAGTCGGCTGGGGGGCCGTAGCCAATGGCCTTCACGTTCACGTTCGGTGGCACGTCCTACACGATGGCCGGGAAGCACTCTGTCCGCGAAGAGGACGGGGTCGCCACGGTCACGTGCCCGTTCCTCATCACGGCAACCAGCGAGGCGTCGTACATCACCGCCGTCCAGGCCGCGTACGCAGCGCTGGGGAAGAACAACCAGGCTCTCGTCGTGTCACAGGGAGGAACGGCAATCCTGACCGTGACGCACTCGACGGCGACCGGCGGATTCCTCACGCGCGGGTCCGTCACGAAGGGCGGCAGCCGGTTCGACACTGCGCTCTCCGGCCTATACGTGTTCGAGTGCGCGTTCGAGATGGCCCCGAGCGTTACGGCGCGCGCCGGACGCAGGGCCGCGACGATCGGGATCGAGACCGGCCCGGACTTTCTTCGCTCTGTGACGTTCGCCGGAACGTGGACAGCGACAGCCGCCACGACCGGCAAGGGCGACTTCGATACCAACCTCGCCGCGTGGTTGGAGACGTGGCTCGACGCGGACAACTCCGGCGGCGGGTCACCGATACTCACGACGACGGGCCGTTGGCAGCGCCTAGCGCACCAGATCGAACCCGAAGACGAGAATCGCCGCCTGTCGTTCCGCGTTACATACCGTGAGGTCCGATTCACGTCCGCGCCGACGCCGTCCGAGGGACTGAGCGCCGGAATCTTTGTCACCGGGTCGTGGGAGCGGGTCTATCTCGACAAGATCGCTGGGCTACCGGACACGGCGCTACCGGCCAGCATGAACACCGGCCCGAAGCCGACAGGTGGCGGGTCGTACGTTCCTGGAGGGGCTGGCGGCACAACCGTCGGCCCGTCGCGCGTGCGCGTGAAGTGCAAGGCGTTCGTCCTCAACACGGTGAACGACCCGGACACCAGCGCGCCGTACACGTCGCAGGACTATTGGGACAAGGTCATGCAGCCGTGGATCAAGGCCACGGCGGCGAGCATGTTCGGTGTCGCGGCAGCGGACATCATCTTTGAACAACGGTCGTTCGGAGTGGAGGACGTGTCGGAGAAGTCGATCACCGGAACAGCACTCCTACTGTTCAGCACCGACAAGATTCTCGCGCGCGAGGAAGAGGTATCGTTCTCGAACCAGATCAACGAAACGGACACGGTCATTTACAGCGGCGCGGAGGACGACTACGAGCACACGAAGATCAGCCGCCGCCTGATGATGACGCACACGGTGACGGTCGTTCAGCTAGATACCGCACCGGCGACGCCGTCCCTCAATCTGCTCTCCGGGTGGCGGTTGCGCATGGAGACAGAGAACCGCCGCGTAGAAGTCCTGGACCCGCAGGGTGCGCGCCGCAACGCGTTCGTCCACAGCTTCGCGCGCACCTACATTCGCAGCGTGCCGCGCTCGCCAGGCGTCAAGGCTCCGCAGCCGCTTGGCGTGCCATCGGGATCAAAGGTCTCAGACGACGCAGCGGCGTTCAAAGCGCGAAGGGCGTAGCCGATGAGCAGCGCCGCGACACCTATTCGGCTGCTGGCAGTGGCGCGCGGGGCGGCGTCCACCGCCGTCGTTTCCGCAGCATCACCGTGGACAGCGTTCAGCGGTGCCGGGGCCGTCGCGCTGCGTCCCGTGCTTCCTCCGATCACGTCCGAGGCGTCGTTAGACCTGAGCGGAGCAGACGACGTGATTTGGGACAAGGTCCCCGGCGTCACGCCGTTCGTGTCGGAGATCACGTCGGCCAGGTGGCGCGTTGAGGACTTCTCGGACGCGTTCGCAGGCCGCGAGGTCGCGTTGGACTTCGCCGGTCGCACGTTCCGTCGCTTGCGGCTTCTGCGTGTGTTCCAGCCGTCGCCTATCAACTGCACGCTGCGTATCGCCGATCGTCGTGTGGACTGGCGGCAAGAGAAACTGTACTGCCGTGCCAACATGCGGCGCCGGGTCGCCGAGCGGACTGCTATCGCCGATCTGCGCAGCGTGGAGGGAAACCGCTACCGCGATTGGTCGTTGAAGGGTGCGGACGGCGGAGAGAAAGATGTCTGGACAGCGAAGGAACTGCTGCTGCATCTGCTGGTTGTGACCGCTCGGCAGGCGGACCACCTCGTTGCGACGGCGACGCCAGCGGCGGCCGGAGTGGACCTATCGAACGCGGGCAGTCTGCGGGACAACGGGCAAGTCCCGTCTAACTTCGAGACGTGGGGCGATCCGGCGCCGGATGTTCTGGCGCGCCTGTGCCGTTTCGCGGAACTCCAGATCGGCATCAGAGACGACGGGACGATCTACGTCTACGACCCGTACGACAGCGCGCCGGTTGCGTTCCCTGACTCGATCGCGGGCGGCGCAATGCGCAAGGTGTCCAACGCTCGGATGCGACCAAAGAAGATCACCGTGACGTTCGCCGTCGAACGTGAGCGCAAGTACACCTATTCACGGACCAACACCGACCCGCACAAAATAGTCAACGTGCTTCCGTTGCCGCACGACACGACGATCAGTGGCAAGGTGGTCCCGATGGGGAGCATCGTCCGCATGTCGGACGCGTTGACAGCGTGGGGGATTGCGGAAGACGACGTGCGACTTGCGTGCCCAGGCGGCGTGATGATTCTGGCGGTGAAGTACGGGCGGCGAGGTGATCAGATCGACCCGGTCGTCCTGTCCCGCGCTCAGGTGTTGGTCTCGCACTACCTCCAGACGTGGCAGATCGACGCAGCGTCGCTGACGGACATCCTGAGTTGGTCACCAACGACGGTGGAGGTTGTCGATCCGACGACCGGCGCCCGTCGCCCGTCGCCCGTGTTCACGATTTGGTTCGACCTGTTCACCGTCTACTCGGCGTGGTTGCTTCCGCAGCGCGGCAAGTTCGGCGAGGACGGCAACTCATTCACCACATCTCCAGCCGTCGCCGGGCCGTTCCAGGCGGTTCCGTTCGGGCATCCTGACCTCGGTGTGTTTCGAGTCGAATCGCTCGCGCTCGTGGACGGAATCGTTGAACGGCGTTGGCCGTTTGGCTTTGAGCGGACCCCGTCGAACTTCCGCACGGCAGACAATCCAACGTCGATCCTCGGCCAATGCGCGGCGAGCCCGAATCATCGACTGGAGGTCGTGATTACCGTCGAGACGGGCAAGCCGAACGGCAAGAGCGGCGTGCATCACGAGGTCCGCGACTTCACCGAGCATGGCGGCGTGGTCGAAGAACTCACGATTCACCACCCTTACGAGACGGCCAAGTTCGCTGTGAATGGGTCGATGGTGAACGCCGGGCTGATCGCAGCGATTGCTGACGCGGAGTCGATTGCGGTGATGACATCGTACCTGGACCGTCCGCAGGGCATTCTCACCGTCGTTCATCGACCATCGGACGCGTGGGAACTCAACTCCCACTGCAAGGGCATCCGATTCCAACGTAGCGAGAGCGCGGGCGATTCGGTCACACTGGACTATGGCGAGACGCCTCCAAAGCCAGACTTCATGAGGTACATGACGCAGACGCACCGGGCATTTCTCCAGCGCCTCACGCGATCGGACGCGAACTAATGGGCATCCACGCACCCGGGCACGGGCCATTTGAGATCGTAGACGACGCGCGCGCGGACGTGGCGATCGACATCAAGCAGTTCGACAGGTACGCGCGGTTGAAGACATCCGGGGTCGAACACACTCCCGTCGCCGAGGTCGATATGCGCGGGTCGGCGACGGCTCGCTGGTTCTGGCCGGAGGTCAAGAGCGATTGGGGGAGATGGGGCGAGGTGTTCCCGGCGTGGAGTACTTGGGCGGCGCCGTCGAAGCCGGTCACCCTGCAAGTCGGCCAGACGGCAGCGGAGTCGGCATACGCGCTGGCGCGCGACTCCGTCGAAGCGTGGAAGGACGCAGCGCTACTGCGCAAGGTCACGTCGATGAGCACGCCGGGTCCGATGCCTGGCGGGTGGCCCGCACTGATCGTGCGAGGGGCCGACATCGACGATCAGATCCCGTTGGCGTTCCCCGCTGGCGGCCCGGTAGTCGCGCAACATCGCGGGTTGCGGCAGACGCAGTTCTCATCGTTCATCTTCGACATCAGCGGGCTGTCGCTGGCGTACGCAGCCCCGTGGCACTCGATGGTGCGCACGCAGCCAGTGACGGACATTCAGACAGGCGCCGCGTGGTGGCTCGGGGTCCATCCGTCGGACGACTCTGGCTCCGGGTTGGTCGTCTCGCTCGGTCTGCGTGGAGAGAACGAGAGCGTCGTCGTAGGGTCGCCGCCGCCGATGGTTGTGGGGCACGCCGCATGGCAGCGCGGCGGGCCGTTCCATCCTGGCCCGGCCGCAGACAGGCACCGCACAGGAACAACGCCAGACGGTCTCCCCATCCAGCCGGTGCATCTGTCCCTCGCGTCGTACTGGTGCGGACTCGACGGCGCGTACGACGGACCACTGGATCACGAAGGCCCAAACTGGCGTGACGGCGCGGACTACGGCGTCCCGAAGCGCGTCCACTTTGCCTTCGATAGCGGCCGACAAGTCAACGGATGGTGGACGACGGACCTTTTCTATCCGCCGACGACTCCTGGCACGCCGACGACTACTACGCCACCGACGCGCAAGACCCCGCCGCCGATTGACATTCCGCCGCCGGACGATCCCCACCGCAGCACGACTGGTCAGCCAGGAAAGCCGGGTGGTCCGGGTAAGCCCGGCGATCCCGGCGACGGGCGCGTTGGCGACCCGGAGCCGCAAAGGCAGAAGACAGGAGGACCCACGTTCGGCTTTGAATCGCCGAATGGTGGACGTAAGGACTTCGATCAGGGAGGCGGCCGCAGCGACGGAAAGGGCAAGGACAAGAAGACCGAGTTCGATGATGCGCTAGACAAACTCGATCGAGACAACCGCAAGCAGGACAAGCCGAAGAAGCCCAAGCCAGACGATCAGGACAAGCCAGGCGACGACGCCGATCTGTCGCAGAAGGACCGCGACCGCGCGCAACAACTAGACAAGAAAATCGAGCAGCTTCGAGAAGACTATCAAAACGGTCGTGTATCGCTAGATGACTTCCTGAACCTGTTCCAGCTCTACAACCGGGAGCGGAAGCGCATCCGACGCAAGGGCAAGGGTGGTGGCGTGCTTACGCCCAACCAGCGGCTCGAAAAGCTGAAACTGGATCTCGCTACTGGCGTCATCACGCCTCAGCAGTACCTCGACGAGATTCGGAAGATCAATAGCGAGAATCGCCCCGCCGCGCCTGGACCGGCGCCAGACAAAAAGCCTCGCCAGAAGGGCAATCAGTTCCAGCCAGCCGTCTCGACGACAGCCGCATCGTTCCCCGGGTTGTTCCTTCAGGCGGTGTCTCCAGGGGTTCCCGACTCGGGGAGATTCGGAGAGCAGTACGGCGCGATCCAGCAGCAGCCTATTGGCGCGGGCGTCAGCGCGATCGGGGTCAACGCTGGCGGGCGGTGGACGTACACGACCGGAGCCGGGGCGGTCTTCGGGTCGCCCACTGTCGAGAGCACGATCTACATCCACCCGCCAGAGATCGACCCGCGGTGGTTGGACGCGGTTGAGTCCGGGGCGTACGGCGCGGCGAACCTTGCGCTTCACCCTAGCGGTTTCCTCGGTTTCGGGTTGCCGTCGGCAACCGGCGCGATCGTGGACGGCCATCAGTTCTCGCAGTCGGGGGCTGCCGGTGCGCGCCAACTTGAGCTCAACGCGTACGACGACGACGGAGCGGCCGCGGCGGGCAACGTCTTCCGTGTCAACACGGGGCTGACGGCGGCAGGCCGCTGGAACCTCGGCGATGAGACCAGCGTCGCGTCGGTGGCTGGCATCCTCGACCTCTCGGCGAAACCCGGAAACCTGTTCACGATCAGCAACACCGCGACGATCAACAGCATCATCGGGCTCGCGGTGGGCGACGTGATCCGGGTGCGCCCGGAGAGCGGCATCACGGCGACGTTCGCGCACAACGCGGGCGGGGCGCCGGTGCCGATCCTGAACAGCGACGGCACCAACACGGTGCTCAATCAGGTGTACCAGCAGTACGAGTACCGCATGACGGTGGATGGCGTACTGGGCGTGCCCTGCTGCTAGGGCTTGACCCGCCCGGACTATTGGGGCTCACCGATCAGGATGCCCCGATGACCGCACTCCTCTTCATCCTCCAGGCGCTCCCCGACGCAAGCACCGTCTCGACTGTGAGCGGGTGGCTCTCGGACGGGTACGCGCTCGCTGCGCTCATCGGCCTGCTGTTCGGCACCGTGATCGTATACCTCTCGCGCCGCCTCATGGCGATCAGCGACGAGCGCGACGCCGAGCGGCGCAAGTACCTGGATGAACTCATGACCCGGAAGGACTCCGATGGCTAAGGCGACCTCGAATCGCTCCTGGTGGGACCGGCTGATGTGCGCCCTCGGCGTACGCCAGTCGCCCGTGAAGCGGGCGCTCGACGCGGAGATCGAGCGCGGCAAGACCAAGCGCCGCGACTCGGTGAACACCCAGCAGATGCAGCGCGTGGACCGCTGGCGCGCCTCGGGCGCGATGGCGCTGCTGGTGTGCGTCGCGCTCGGCGTCTCCGGCTGCGCGGCGGTGAAGGCGGCGCTGCCCGAGCTGCTGGCGACGTACGGGATCCCCGCGCTCGGCGACCTGATCGACGACGCGAAGGCGCGCGGCAAGGTCGCGATCGACGAGGCGAGGGCCAAGGCCGAGGCGATCCCGGACCAGCTGGACAGGATCGAGGCGCTGGCCGAGATCACGCGCGCCGAGCAGGCGTACCAGACTGGCATTCTGGAAGAGCTGGCGGCGGCGCTGCTGCAACCGCGCGAGTGGGACACCCCGCCGCCGGTCGAGCCCGCGCCGGAGCCGACTGACGAGGCGATCGCGTCGCAGCGCTCCGCGACTCACCGGCGACAGCGCTCCTATAAATCGTGGCTGGCCGCGCGTTCCAGGACGTTGTGCGCGCCGCGGGCGCTCTGAACTGTTTGGCTTTTCCGAACAGTTCGCCCGCGCCCAGCTTGCACCGCAGACCCTCGTTCGTGTAGGGTGAGTCGCCGAGGAGGCGGCTCGGGAGGTCCGCCGCGTGCCTGTCCGCCTGTTCGCCGACCCGCCCATCGAGTGCCCGTTCTGTGGGGACGGCGACGCCGTCACACGCGAGGTCCACGGGCGTCTCGTCACGTACCACATCAGCTACGGTCAGGCGCTCGTGCAGTACACGTGCGGCGGGGCGCTGACGCTGGAGGCGACCTCCACGGGCTGGGCGGCGATCGAAGGCGAGTGCGGTGCGAGCGGGAAGAGCCTCGCCGACCTCGCTGGTGATCACGCGGAGCGCGTGACGCGTGCGGCGATCGAGTACCGGCGGCTGGCGCGGGCGTCACGCATCGGAGCGGTGCGACGAGCCCGAATGATGCGCGCGGCGGCAAAATCTTCTTCTGTCGCCAACGCGCAACCGTGCGGGTTTGCGCGTTCCGGCCGTTCCGACACGACGGAGTCGGACGGCCCCCGTCAGCCGCGTCTCGACGCGATCGTGGCGCTTAAATACGGCGTGCCCCTGCGCGAGCTCCGGGCGCGGGTCTACGGCGCGTGAGCGATGACGCTCCGGAGGCGACACACGTCGCCGTCTGTGTGCGCTCGGACTGCGGTCAGCGCTTCTACCTCCACGACGCGGATCGCGGCGCGCTCGCGATGTGGCGCTATTGCCCGCGGTGCGGGTCACAGCTCAGGCTCCGCCGCCCGTCCAATCCAGCTCCATCGCCTGCTCCAGCGTCGTCGCGCTGACCGGTACACGCACCAGCCCAGCGTAGTGCCGCTCGGCGACCACGACGGAGTGCCCGAGGCGGCGCGCGCTGTACCACGGGCCACCGATCGGCGGGGCCATCGCGCAGAGATACGTGGCGCACGTCTGGCGCAGCCGCTGCCAGGTCCACGCTGGCGCACTGAGCCGATCCACCCGCCGCGCCGCCTTCACCAGCGAGTCGCGGGTGTGCCCGCACACCGCCGCGTCGGGATCGGCGTCGCGACCGAGCTGGTCGAGCAGCACCGTGAGCGACGGGCAGACGTCCAGCATCACCAGCCGCGCGCGGCGCGACTTCGACGCGCTGGGCGAGACGCGCAGGTGCCCCTCGCGCAGATCAACGTCGCGCCAGCGCAGGCCCAGCAGCTCGCCGCGGCGCATCCCGGTGAGGATCGCCAAGAGGATCGCCGGCCGGACCGGCGTGTGCTTCGGCGTCTGGCCGTGGTGGCGGCGGCGTGCCTTCGCGGTCTCACCGTGGCCCTTCTCGTCGCGCGTCATCCTCCACGTCTCGGCGTCGTGGGCGGTGGCGGCAGACAGGAGCGATTTGATCTCGTCTCGGGTGAGGGGTTCGGGTAGCGGCTGATCGATGCGCGGCGACGCGAGGAGGCGCCGGATGGTGTCGCGATCGACGAGCGGCAGCCACCCGCGATCGCGGCAGTGGTACAGACAGGTGCGGAGCCGCCGCAGATGCGTGGCGGCGCTGGCGGCTGAGACATCGCGGAGTACGGCGGCGGGTAGTGGTACATTTTGAGCCGGATTCCCCGGCTACTGGTCTTCGTCTCGCGTCCGCCTCACCAGTGCAGCGCGCACCGCGTCAGCCGCTGAGTTGACCGGCGGGATCCCCAGCACCGCCAGCGTCCTCGCCTTCCCGTCGTGCGTCGGTTCCGACCATGCGTAGGCCTTTGACGCCTTCGGGTGGCCCACGTCGAACACCGACACGTCGCCTTCCCACGCGATCTCGCCTTCCCAGCGTTCAACGACGCGGGCCGTCTCGCGAAAGACGGCCCGGCATCCGTGCATGGCTTCTACGACGCGCGCGAGGTTGCTAGTTGGCATCGCCAGACTTGCCATCCTTCTTTTGCCGCTGAGCCTCCAACGGCTGCCGAGCGACCGCGCTGGAAATAGGTCCAACCAACGCAAGGAAGGTCTTCAACTCGGCATCGGTCAGGTCATCCGGCAGGTCCAACGGTGCGAACCGCCCGGTCCCGAGTGGAACCTGAATCGTGTGGTAGCCGGAAGCCGTTGTTGCGCTCATCTTGCGTTGGTCTTCCTTCGGCTTGCCGCCTGCCGGGGGTGGAATCTCATCAACCACTCCACCATTGCCGGTTACGGCATCGCCACCCGGGCCGCCCTCTTCATCCTCATCCCCCGGATCGTTTTTGACGACCGGGACATCCGTCACATTACTCGGCTTAGGGGGGTTAGCAAACTCAAACGTTGCGCTGAGATCGGCGATGAACGCGTTGACAGACTGCCTGTTGATCTTCCACTCCAGTTGCAGATCAGTCTCCAGCGCCTTGTTGGACGGCAGCACACCGTGATACCGCGCCCAGATATCAGCGTAGATCTTTGGGGAGATCGCCATCTTCGCCAAAATCTCTTGGCGATCCGCCGCTCCCAAGAGCACCCGCAGAGCCTCATCCGATAGCCGCTCGCGCCGCTCATCTCCGCGTCCATCAGTCTCTAGCAACCCGAACGTCCGCAGGGCCGCGACGGTTGAGTTCCACGAGCTGCCCTTGGGCGTCATCTCCAAGTGGCTCGCTAGTACCTCCGGGCGCACCCAATGGCGGCCATTGCCCTCCTTGTCGTAGATCGCCTGCGCGCGCGCAATGGCCTTCTCCAGCGTGATTTGAGGGTAGTTCGGGCTGCGGTGCCGCGGCTTCTTCTGGGACGCGACCTTGCCGGATTCCGGCGCCTCTGTCTTGCTCATGTGCTACACTCCAGTTGTGAGATTGGTTGTGGTGGAGGCGAAGGGAATCGAACCCTCGGGGCAGGATGTAAACTCGCGCCCCCGAAGCCATTCGCGCCCCCAGCAAACAACCTTTCTCCGAATGCGAGCCCCGGTTACCGCCGGGGCTCGTTGTCCATGCGCGAAATATGACGGCGAGAATTCAACGGCGCAACAGCTAAATTCGAACGTTACCGGCTGGCTTATAGCCGCGCGTGCGGTATGCTTTTTACGGAAGCGACACCCGTTAGGAGATTGCCGTGGCGAACATCCTGAAGGCGGCGGTTTCGATGCACTTCGGCTACTACAACTTTTGCCGCATCCACCAGACGCTGAAGGCCACGCCCGCGATGGCGGCTGGCGTCACGGATCGGATCTGGACCGTCGGCGATCTACTCGACGCCGCCCCGGCCAAAGCCGCGTGACGATTTCTCAAACTGTACCACTACCCGGCGGCGCGCAGCTCGGCGAGGTGTGCGCGCGTGAGGGCGTCGAGGCCCCTGGCTTTGGATCGCTCGGCCCACCGGGTGAGGTGCGCGAGCGATCCGCGATAGGCGGCGACGGTGGTGGCGCGGTGGTCTGCCGCGAGCGTGCTGATCCACGCGTCGACGGCGGCGGCGATCGTCTCGGGTCGTCGTCGGTCGAGCGTCCCGCCGTAGATGGCCTGCTGCTGGTCCTGGATGCGCTCGGCGAGGATGATGGCGCGCTCGCGTCGCTCACGCTCGGTGCTGCAGAGTGGCGGCCCGGGCAGGACCTCCTCGCGGCGCTTTGCGGACTCGGGGTCGCGCCAGCGGAGGTAGTAGCTGGCGAGCCCGCTGCGCGCGACGCGGCGGATGATTGTGACGCCTGGATGGACTCTGTTTTGGCGGCGTCCCACGACTCACCTGATGACTCACCCTATTGCGTCACCATGTGCGACCTTTGGCGACTTCTCACGACCGATCCGAGATAGCGACCCGCGTGGTTGTGCGGGTTCGGCCTGGGCGGCGGTTTCGGGGGCGGCCCGACTCACTTTCACACGGAAGGGGTCGCAGGTTCGAGTCCTGCTGCGCCCACCAGAAGAACGGCCCGCTGTCTCACTCCGAGGCGGCGGGCCGTTCGCGTTCTCGGTGCGACTCACCTCCTGACTCACCCTATCGCGTCGCCGCAGCGACCTCGGGGCGCCACGCGGTACACTCCACGCATGGACTGGATGCGCGTCGCTCTCGCCGTCTGCTGGGTCGTCGCTGACGCCGCCGCGTGGGTGCTCGGCGTCGCGCTGCTCGTCTACGGCGTCGCCCGCGCGCGCCCCCCGCGGCCAACGCGCGACGCCTGGTCAGATCCCCGCGAGTAGGACTCGCACGCGGCGGCCGCACGAGTCGGCCCGCGAAAAATCCGCGCGGGCCCGCTCACGCTTGCCAGCGCACAGGGTGTTCCACTGGCAGGCGCAGTTTGGAAATCGGCGTTTTTATATTGACAGGCGACATAGGCGATGTAGAGTACACACATGAGACCTGAGCCACGCCGCTCACCTCACGCCTCGCCGCTGGCACCACGCGGCACACATGGAGTAGACAGATGACCGCATCCCCGACCAAGCTCCGCAACGGCACCTGGGGCGCCCGCGTACAGGGGTCGCCCGCTAAAGGCGATGTAGTGACGATCCGCACGGCTACAGGCAAGGAGTGGACGGCGGTCATCGAGACCGTCCTCTGGACCGACGGGACGGTCTCGATCTGCGCGACCCGCAGCACCGATCGCCAGCCTGCCGTGTCTCCTGGCGCGAGCCGCGTCGGATCCTATCGCTCGATCGGTGCCCGCACTCAGGCCCGCCAGCGGGCGACCGGCTGGACCGGCTGCTCCTGCGGCTCGAACGAGGATCACCCGCGCGCGTCGGACTGCGCGTCGTGCCGCCACGACTACTAGCACTCAGCGCCCGACTGGCGGAGACCGGGGTCCGATTCCCCGGCGGGCGCCCAGCAGAGACAGCACTCTCGCGCGCGCGCCCCTGCGGCGAGTGCATCTACCACGGGGCACCATCGGAGACAGATCACATGTCGGACGCAAAAAAGCGGACCATCACCCTCACCGGCCGCGCGCCGGTCACCATCAGTGAGGAGTCGTGGCCGATCATCGCCGCCGGCCGCGCGGACTGGCACGACGGACAGGTCGAGTACCAGGCGAATCAGAGGACTGCCGTGCGGGTCCTCGTGAGGCAGCACGCCGACGGGCGCGCGATCGTGTACGGGACGTACTCGTACTCGTCGGCGTTCGAGGATCAGCGCGGTCGCGGCGCCCGGGCCGGCGTCCTGCTGACTGCTGGGGCTGATCTCGCGGACGCTATATCGGGAGTCGCGGCCTCCCTGACCGCTGACGCTGGCGACGACGCGGCGTACGTCCGAGAGGCTGAGCTGGAGGCCATCGCGGACCTCCCCGCCGAGGTCCTAGAGTAGTATCTACCCCCCGACCTGAGCCACGCGAGTCCACCACCACCGCCCGCCCGCCCGCGGGCACAGGAGCGCGATGTACATCACCCTCACCGACGCCGCCCGAAAGTGCGGCATCACCCGCGCGGCAGTGTCTCAGGCCGCGCGCAGCAAGAGCCTGCGTAGCTCGGTGGTCGCGGGAAGGCGCGTCACCACGGCCGCGTGGGTAGACGACTGGCGCGCGGCCATCGCGCGCGGCGACCGCGCCAACGGGCACGCACACGCGCGCACACGCAAGTGAGGCGCGGCGCTGTGACGCCCTCGCCCTCGCTCACGATCGCGGAGATCGAGGCCGCGCTGATGGAGACTCCACGCGATGCGGCGCTCGTCACCGTCGCGTGGGTGATCGAGAGGCTGCGCGCGGCGGTGACTCGCCGCGAAACACGACCGGACCCGACTGAGCCGATCTAGCACCCACCCCCCGCGCTCCGCACGCCATACCCGGCGTGCGGGGCATCAGACCCGCGCGGTACACGCCCCGAGCCGCGCGGGTGACCTAGGGGCACACCACGAGACAGGACAGACCCATGCGTATCCGCCGCGAGCGCCTGATCGCCCACGCCAACGCCTGTCGCGCGCGACCGATCAGGACGCGCGGGGGGACGTGGACGAGACCGGCGTTACCCGTTCCGCGCGGGTTGTCTCGCCGCCTCATGGGATCGCAGGACCGATCCCATGAGGCGGCGAACCGCGCGGTGCATCACCACCCGACGCGCGACCGTTACGCCGTCTCACGCGCCCGCGTGCAGACCGGCAGACGTCCCGTCGTGCCCGGTGGACAGCCCGAGAGACTGAGGCGATGAGCCACACACCCGCCCCCGGACCACTCGTGATCGCCGTGCTGCAGCGAGGATTCGTGTACGTGGGCCGCCGACGCGTCACGCCGCAGGGGATGATCCATCTATCTCCCGCGCGCTGCATCCGCACCTGGGGCACGCGCGGCGTCGGACTGATGGGCCTGCAGAGCGGGCCGCTCGCCGAGACCGTCCTCGAGACGGTCGGCGAGATCGTCTATCACCCGCTCGGCGAGGTCTTCCACATCCCGGCGACGGGTGAGTGGGGGCTCGATGGATAGCCGCGACACCCTGCGCGTCGCGATGGCGTGCGGATCGCGCGACGCCTCGGCTGTCCTCGCTGACCTCGCCGCCGAGGGCGGACTCGCCGCCGCGAGCGCGGAGGCCGCGCTCGCGCTCGCGGAATCGACACCCGACTCCGACTCCGGCTACGGCTACGGCTACGGCTACGGCGACGGCGACGGCTACGGCTACGGCGACGGCTACGGCGACGGCAACGGCAACGGCTACGGCTACGGCTACGGCGACGGCTACGGCTACGGCGACGGCGACGGCAACGGCTACGGCGACGGCAACGGCTACGGCAACGGCGACGGCTACGGCAACGGCAACGGCGGTGCCAGATGAGCGCCGACACACCCGCCACCACTCCCGCACCCGCGAGCCGGGTCGAGCTGCTGCTCGCGGAGATCCGCGACGCGATTAGCTCGCCCGTGCGCCGACCGCCGCGCCTGCTGAGCGCCGAGGAGGCCCGCGCGTACCTACACGTGGGCGCCTACGTCTGGCGGGGGATCGTCGATCGGGGCGAGGTCCCCGAGGTGCGCCCGATCCCCGCCCACGCGATGCCCTACGGCGAGGGCGAGCAGCGCACCGCTCCGGGCACGGTGCGGTACGACATCCGCGACCTCGACGCCTGGATCGACTCGCACAAGCGCGCAAGGGGGGCCTGATGGACGCGAGCGATCGCCACCGCCTGAATGCCGACCTCGCCGACCGAACCATCGCCCTCGGGATCGACCCTGGCACGCGGCGGCTCGGCTGGGCGGTTGTGAGCTGGGGCCCGCTCTGCGGCTACGGCCCGATCGACGACGGCGTGCTCACGCTGTCCGGCCCGATGGGCGACCGGTTGCGCGCCGTCCGCGAGCTGATCGCCAGCCTGATCGAGACGCGGAAGCCACACGAGGTGGCGCTGGAGCGGATGTTCCACCACCCCAAGCGGGGCGCCCACGCGACGCTGGCGCTGGGCAAGGTCACCGGGGTGATCCAGGAGGTCTGCGCGAGCCTGGACGCCTACCAGGGCCAGTACCCGGGCCGTGAGGGAACGCCGGTCGTCCAGATGGCGCCGATGGAGTGGCGGCGGGCGGTCACGGGATCGGGGGCCAGCTCGCACGCCGAGACCGACCGCATCACCCGGCTCCAGATTGCGTCCGCTGCCTCCCCGCTGCGTCCGAGGGGCGGACTGGACCACGAACGGGTAGACGCCCGCGGGATCGCGCTGGCGGGGCTGTGGCGCGTTTGCGGGACGGTGTCGCAAGCGGAGATCGCGGCTGCGAAGCGCGGGAACCCGCGCCATCACGCGAGGGCCGCGCCCCCTTGACGCGCCGCGACAGTGACCGTGTCTGTGGGGTGGAGCAGATGGTAGCTCACCGGTATCATAAGCCGGAGGCCGCAGGTTCGATCCCTGCCCCCGCAACCAACGAGGCGCGCCGGATCGTCCCCGGCCATGAATGCGCCGATCGCAAGGGCGAAAGCCCTGCGGGCCTGCTCCGGAGGACGACCGGGGCGGGCCCGCCTTGTTTCGGTGCTCGCATGACCACCCTCGACGACGAGATCCGGATCCGGGAGGCGGTACGCACCGTGCACCTGCGGCGCGCGGCGGTCGTCACGGTCCCGCTCGCAGACTCCCTCTGCGACCGCTGCGACGAACCGGCCTCGGATGCCCGCGTGGAGCACGCGCCCAGGTCCACCCCCATCGTCGTCCGGCTCTGCGTGCCGTGCGCGGCACCGGCGCGGGAGGTATCCGCGTGACCGATCTGCGCTTCCCCTATTGGTGTCCCGCGGGGAGCGTCAAACGCCGCCTAATCGGCTCCATCCTGCGCGCCCAGGACCGCGACGGCTACTGCGACTGGACTGCCGCCTCGTGGGCCGCCGAGTACCGCACCACCGCCCGAACGATCGAGCGCCACCTGCACGACCTAGCGGCGGCCGGGATTGTCAGAAACATCGCCCCGAGGGGGGCCCGGCCGGCTCGTCAGATCGACCTCGAAAACCTCCGACAAACCTCCGACGCCGGTTCCGACAAACCTCCGACAAACAACCTCCGACAAACCTCCGACAAACCTCCGACACCCCTGTCGGAACCGGCGTCGGAACCGGCGTCGGAACCGGCGTCGGAACCGGCGTCGGATGTCACACATGGATTGATCGCGCCCGCGTTAACCCAACCCAACCCAACCCAACAAGCCACACCCCCAACCCCAACCCCCAACGCGGAGCCAGACCCCGGCGCCGACCTGGTGGGTGGGGATGGGGATGGGGCTATGGATTTCCCCCCCCAGGACCCCGACCCGGAGACCGGCATGGGCCAGCTCACGATTCCCGCCGACCCGGCCCCGGAGCCCGACGACGACCGCGACGGCTGGGAGCCCGGCCAGCCGCCCCGCAAGCCGCTGCCTACGCCGGAGCCCGACACCGCGCCGCACGCCGAGCTCTGGCTCGCCGCCTGGGAGCGCGCCTGGCACGCCAAGGCCGGCACGCCGCACCGCCGCCGACAGCTCCGCGCCCGCCTCGCCGAGGCCCCGCACGGCCGCGCCGGAGCCGCGCTGCTGCACGATCCGGCCGGGCTCAAGCACCCCGACAAGCTGCTCCTGGACATGCTCGGCGGCAGCGTGCCGCCCGAGCTCTCGGCCGCAGCGCGGGCGCAGCTCCAGCGCTGGCTGGCGATCTCGCGACAAGGGCGCCGCGACGTGCCGCCGACCGACGCCCGGGCGATCGAGGCTTGGCACCGCGACGAGGCCGAGCGCCGCGCCGCCGCCGAGCCTGCGTCCACGCCCGCGCCAGACGAGCCGCCCGCCCGTCTGGCCGCGGTGGTCTGCGCGATCGCGGCGCAGCGGGGCCTCGGCTACACGCGTCCGCCGGACGTGACCGCCGCCGAGCTCGCCGCCGAGCTGGAGGCGCTGCTGACGTCTGGCCAGGTCGACGGGTTGACCCGCGATCACGTCGCGCGCTGGCTCCAGCGCACGGCGCTGGACCCGACCAGCGCTGACGCGATGACCGAGACCAACGCCACGGTGCCGCGGTGAACCAGCCCTGCATCGCGCACGGCGCGCACGGGCCATGCCCCGCCGAGCCGCCGCGCCTCGCCCCGTGCCCGGCCTGCGGCAAGCCGCGAAACACGAGCGATTTGATCTGCTATGCCTGCGGCTGGGTTGCGCCTACCGCTTCGTCTTCGCCGCCCGCGCCAGCGCGGCCGTGAGGGCGGGGATCGGCCCGGCGGTGGTCTCGATTTGCGCCAGCACGTCGCGCAGGCCCTCGGTGCCCAGCGCCTCGGACAGCGCCAGCACCAGCAGGTCGCACTCGGTCTGTGTCGCACCCTTGCTGCGACCCGGACGCAGCGAGTCGGCCAGCGCCAGCATCCGGTCCTGCAGGTCGTGATACGGCGCCACCGGGCGGTACTGACGGAGCTTCGCGTTGTGCTTGCCGGTGGGCATCGGGTCGGTCGCGGCGGGGGCGGGTCGGGTGCGTGACATCGTGACCGTGGATTGGTGGTTGACAATCTCCGTCCGGGTGGTATACCACCCGTAGCTCGGGTAGTGTACCACCCGCGTCAAGTCCACCCGACCGGCCCCGGCGCGGTGGACTCAGGCAGGGGCTGCGAGGTCTAGACGATGGACACCGACACGACCAACGTTCAGCCGCCCGCGCGCCACGCGGGCGACGCGCCACCGGAGGGCAACGGGCATGACCCCGAGCCTGCAAGCGTGGCCACCCGGCCCGCGGGAGTAGACCCCCGCGCGGCCGGGGCTGACCCTCTCCAGTCCGCGCTCGCGGTGCTCCAGCCGCTCGCCGATCTCGCCCGCGCGCATCGCGAGTGCATCCGCGGCGCCGTCATGTGGCGCACGCTCCCGGGTGGGGGCGAGGTCTTCGAGGTGCGGGCGTACCGACACCTCGACGGGCGCACCGCGCCGGTGCACGTCTCGCTGCGATCGCTGACCGTCGACCAGCTCGCCGCAGTGGTCCTGGAGGCGGGCGTCCGCATCGCCGAGTGGGAGTGCGCGGGCCGCGGCTGCGAGTGCGGTGAGCCCGCCGAGCGCGTGTGCGCCGGCTGCTGCGAGTACGCCTGCGAGGCGCACGCGGCGAGCGAGGCGTGCCTGGCTGACGCGAGCGACCCTGACGCGCATGACGACGCACTGAATGGGAGGCGCTAATGAGCACCAAGCCTCGCGCGCTGAAGCGCGCCGACGTGGAGCGCATGTACGGCGTCGCGATTCGCGACGCGCGCGAGATGGCCCGCGACAGCCGAGGACGCGCACGCGAGCGGGCCTGCCTGATCGCCGAGCGCGGCGAGCCGCTGCGGGAGATCGCCCGCGCGACCACGCTAACGACGCTGCGCGACGCGCTGGCGAGCACCCGCGCGGAAACAAAGGAGACCCCATGCGATACGACGACAAGTGCGAGCGATGTGGGTGCGATCGGATCGACCATCCCGCCCACGGAGCCAGATGCTCCGGCTGCTGGTTCCGTGACGGCCATTGCACCGGCTTCATCGAGCCCGAGCCCAAGCCAGCCGGAGAGCCAGGACGACCCGCCGGTCGGTAGCCGCGTCCGGTACTCGAAGTCGGGCATCGCGATGTACATGCGCTGCGGTGAGCAGTATCGCCGCCGCTACCTGCTGGGCGAGCGCCGCCCGCCAGGCGTCGCGGCCAAGGTGGGGCACGGTGTCCATCGCGGCGTCGAGATGGACCTCCGCGCCAAACTCGCCACCGCCACGTTGCTCTCTCTCGATGAGCACGCGGCCATCACCCGCGACGCCGTCGTGAAGTCATGGGCCGAGGAGGCGCCCGACCTCGCCGCTCTCGACCCCGAGGAGCGTGCCCGCGGGACCGCGGCCCTCCAGGGTGACGCGATCGACAAGGCGATCCGCCTCGGCGCCGCGCACCACAGCGTCCTCGCCCCCACGATCTACCCCGTGGCGCTCGAAGAGCACTACGTCGCCGAGCTCGCCGGCATGGGTCTGGACTTCGACCTTCACGGCATCGTGGACATCGAGGAAGCGCACGGCCTGCGCGACACGAAGACCTCGGGCAAGTCGCCTGTCGCGAACGCGGCCGACGAGTCGATCGAGCTGACGCACTACGCCGTGCTGAAGCGCGCGGTCGACGGTCGCACGCCGGATCGCGTCAGCCTCGACACGCTGGTTGCCCTGAAGAGCGGCCCCAAGGTCGTGACTTCGGAGTCGAGGCGGCGCGACACCGACATCCGTAGCTACCTGTCCCGCGTGCAGGTGATCCACGAGGCGATCCAGCGCGGCGTGTTTGTTCCGGCCGACCCCCAGCACTGGGCGTGCTCGGCCAAGTTCTGCGGCTATTTCGAGGACTGCCCGTTCGGACGGGCTGGGAGGGTTCAGGCATGACCGCCACCGACATTCACGGCAGCCCCGATGTGCTCGACAACGGTGCCGAGCTGGTGACCACCACCACTGCGGAGATCAATCAGGCGATCGCGACCGCGCGGCGATTCCCGCGCAACGTCGACCGCTCGCTGAAAAAGGCGGTCGCCCTCGCGACGTACAACGCCGAGATCGCCGAGCAGTGCATGTACGCGATCCCGCGCGCCGGGAAGACCATCACCGGTCCGAGCGTGCGCCTCGCCGAGATCATGGCCACGACGTGGGGGAACCTCCTCGCGGGCTTCCGCAAGGTGGGCGAGCACGACGACCACGTCGTGATCGAGGCGGTGTGTCATGACCTGGAGTCCAACACGATGATCCGCGTCGAGACGACCCGGCGCGTGACCAAGAAACGCGGCGCCGACAAGCCCGACCGCGACCAGGTGGAGCTTGCTGTCGCCTCGGGCGGATCGATCGCCCTGCGCAACGCGATCTTCCGTGTCGTGCCGGGCGCCTACGTGGACGACGTCATGCAGGCGGCGCGCCGAGTGGCGATCGGCGACGCGAAGTCGCTGTCGGCGAAGCGGCAGGAGCTGCTGGACCGGCTCGTCAAGGCGTACGGCACGCTGGGGCTCACACTAGACAGGGTCTACGCGCGCGTGGGGCAGACCGGGCCAGACGGGATCGGGCTGGAAGAGTTGGAGACGCTGAAGGCGCTGGGCAACACCGTCCGTGAGGGTGGGATGGATCTCGACACGGCATTCCCGAAGATCGAAGCGCCGTCCGACCCGAACGGCGCTGGCCCCAGCGCAGCAGCCGCCGGAGCCGCGACGCACAAGGCCGCTGCGAAGAATGGCGCCGGGACGAAGTCGGCGCCGCTCGACCTCGACGCCGCGAAGGGGCGCAAGGCGGAGCCGTCCGAGAAGCCTGGCAGCAAGCCGGGAGAGGCAGGTGTCGCCCGCGAGGGCGACAGCGGGGAAGCGACCACCGCAGAGTCCCCCGCCGTTGGACCCAAGGCTGCTGGCCCCGCAGTGGCGGACGCCGAGCCGATCTGGTACGGCGACCGCGAGGTCAAGGGCCTCGACGACTGCGGGCCCATCATCGTCGACGCGAAGAACGTCCTGCGTGAGCTCGGCCGCGACGCCGATCGCGAGTGGGGCGAGCGGTATCAGATGTCGCTCACGCTCGACGCCATCCGCGTCAACGTCGGCAAGGGCAAGTTGTGGGAGCGCGGCCGCGACGCCGCGCTCGCCCTCATCGCGCTCGTGCAGGAGGCCGAGTCGGCCACCCCCGTCGCCACCCCCGTCGCCACCCCCGTCGCCACCACCGACGCGGGCTTCTAGGTTGCCGAGTTCCGCACCGACTAACCGTCACTCACCGAAAACCGCCACCAACTAACCGGAGACCCGACCCATGAAGATCACCAAGCTCGACGTGAAGAACGTCATGCGCATCGAGGCCCTGAGCATCGCGCCGAACGGCGAGTCCGTTGTCATCGGCGGCGAGAACGGCGCTGGAAAGTCCAGCGTCCTCAACGCGATCCAGATGGCCTTCGGCGGCGGACGCGCCAGCGCCGCTGAGCCCATGCGGAAAGGGGCCAAGTCGGCGCAGATCGTGTGCGAGACCGAGACGTACATCGTGACCCGCCGCTGGACCAAGTCCGGCAACACGACGCTGGAGGTCGTGGCGAAGGACGGGTCGAAGATCAAGAAGCCGCAGGAGCTGCTGGACTCGCTGTTCGGCTCGCTGACGTTTGACCCGCTCGCGTTCGCGCGGATGGACGCCCGCGGGCAGCGCGAGGCTCTAATGCGCCTCGTCGGGCTCGACTTCGCCGCCGAGGACGCCAAGCGCTCGGTGCTGTTCGATCGGCGCACCGACGTCAACCGCGAGGTCAAGCGGCTCACCGGCGCGCTGGACAAGGCTCCGCAGGCGCCGCCCGGCACCCCCGACAGCGAGGTATCGGTGGCCGACCTCAGCACGCAGCTCGTGCAGGCACAGGAGGCCAACGCCGCGCTCGCCCGTGGGCGTGCCGACCTCGAAGCCAAGCGGGCCCGCGCGAGTAAGATCAAGGCCGACATCGCCGCGCTGACGGCTGAGCTCGCGACGATCACCGCGGAGGGCAAAGGCCTCGCCGCCCAGCTGGAGGGGGCCGTCGAGGTTGACCTCGACCCGATCCGGAAGCGGATCACCAACGCCGACGACATCAACCGCAGCGTCCGCGCCAAGGCCCAGCGCGCGACGATCGCCGCCCAGCTCAACGAGGTAGCCGCACAGGCCGAGGCCATCACCGGCGAGATCGAGGCGATCGATCAGTCGAAGGCCGCCGCCGCCGCTGCCGCGAAGTACCCGGTCGCCGGTCTGGAGGTCACCGACGACGGCGTGCGCCTCGCCGGGGTGCCGTTTGCTCAGGCGTCGCAGGCCGAGCAGCTTCGCGCCTCGGTGGCGATCGGCGCCGCCGCGTCGCCCGAGCTGCGCGTGATGCTGGTGCGCGACGGGGCGCTTCTGGACGCGTCCTCGATGGCTCTGCTGGCCGAGATCGCCGCCGAGCACGACATCCAGACGTGGACCGAGGTTGTCGGGAACCGCGACGAGTGCACGCTGATCATCGCAGACGGCCACGTGGCCGAGGTCGTGGGGGCCTGATTGGCTAACGGCGCCGTCATGTCCGACCGCGAGCACGTCCTCGTGGACAACGACCTCAGCGGAGAGGCGACGGTCTACGTCGGCGCGGACAAGGGCCGCGACCGGTGGGGGTACGAGTGCGACGCCTACACCGTAGCGCGCAGATCGACCTGGAAGACGCGCGCCACATCGCGGCGCTGTTCCTGCGGCGCGCCAAGACCGTCGCCGGGATACTGACGATGGGGCTGCGCGAAGCGGCCAACCGCGGGTGCCCGCAGGGGCTACAAGAGGCGCTGGCCGTGCTGATCGACCGGTTTGCTGAGGCCGGGCGATGACCGTTGACCCGCGGCGATGATAGGGGGATTCGTGCGCGATTCGTGCGCGCAGAGGCCCCAAACGTGCGCGGTCAACCGTGGCCCAGCAGGTCGACACCGCCAAGCTCGCCAAGGCCGTCAAGGCAGCCGCGCGCAGTGGATCCGCCGCTCCGGCCGTCCTCGCCGCCGAAATGGGCGTGCCCAAATCGAGCGTGCGCCGGCTGGCCAAGCATCCCGAGGTGATCGACGCCGCCAAGCGAGGCACCAAGGCCAACGTCACCGGGGCGGTGCGAGCGGCTGCGAAAGCCGCTGAGCGCGAGGCCCTGTCGGTCGCGACCGCGGCGATCGCCGTGGCCGACGAGGACGCCGCCGCTGCACGCCTACGATCCCAACTGATCGCTGCCGCCGAGGCCTGGCTCGCGACGCCCGCCGAGGAACGCGAGTGGGAGAAGGTGTTCGGCGGGGGGCGCCGGATGCCTGAGCACATCCGCCGGGGGCTCGATTTCGCGCGCGACCGCGGCAAGGGGCACGACGCACGCCGGGCCATCGAGCGGCGCGCGGAGCTGGAGCGCGAAGCCGAGGCGAAGCCGGCCACGCAGATCCCCACCGGCACCGTGCGGATCATCCGCGTCGCGCGGCCTCACCTGCGCGTCGTCGATGACAAGGCCGACTCCGCGTGACTGCCGCCCCCGCACACGAGTTCCACGCGTCGGAGGTCTGGACCCCGGATCTGCTGGCTGATCACGGCTGGGTGCCAGGCGAGTGGGGCTGCGTGATCCCATGGGACACAGACCCCGCGGTGAAGCCCACCGAGATCCAGTCGGCCGCGATCGAGAGCGACCGCCTGAACGTCATGCTCCGCGGCGGTACCGGCACCGGGAAGACCCGGACGATGACGTACATGTTCGGAAACGGCGTCCTGGAGAACGGGCCCGCTGTCGAGCACGGGCTGATCGGGCGCACCTTTCGGCAGATGAAGGGGCCGCTGCTTCGCGCCATCAAGGACACACTGCGCCGCGCCATGTGGGTCAACCCCGATGGCGAGGTCTCGCCGTTCGTCCAGGGCAACCCCACCAGCCGCCGCGTCCGCGACGAGACGCCCGATTGGGAGTGGCACGCGGGCGACATGATGCTCCACGTCAAGCTGCGCGGGTGCTTCGGTGCGGACTACCCGATGATCCGCCTGGAGTCGGCCGACGAGAACCGGCTGACCTCCTACGAGTGGGCAACGGTCGGCGCCGACGAGCTCGCGCGCTGGAGGCGGTCGGCCTACGACGCCTCGCTCGGACGCTGGCGCGGGAACGGCCCGTACCCGCGCTACATCGGCAGCACGACACCCAACGGGCTCAACTGGTACTACGACCTCTTCAACGCCACGCAGGGCGACATCGATTGGACGTGGGTGCGACAGAGCGCCTACGAGGCACACTGGGCCCCCGAGCACTCGATCCGCCTGCGCGCGAAGCTTTACAGCGAGGCGCTGGCCGCGCAGGAGCTGGCCGGAGAGTTCTTGATGGTCGGCGAGGGCCTGGCGTTCCCCAAGTGGAGCGACGCGAACCTCCTGCACCGCGAGGACCCGCGCGCCGACTGGAAGCACGTCCGCGAGCTGTTCGTCTCGATCGACTGGGGGGGCACCAACTTCGCCCAGGCGATCAGCAACTTTTTGTACGGCATGTCGCAGGACGAGAACAAGCGCGTCGTGCGCAAGGCCTACTTCCGCGACCACGGGTCGGCGGTCGCCGATTACGCGCGCGCGTTCATCCGCGACTTCAGGCACCGGATCTTCGACGACGAGGGCGGACAGATCCGCGAAGTCGTCATCGATGGCGATCCGCAGTGCGAGGGGGAGACCGGCCACGGCAAGACGCTGCTGTCGCTCTACACCGACGAGCTCGACGCGGCCGGGATAACATGGAGCCACCGACTCATGCGCCGAAAGACGCAGATCGACGGCAAATGGAAGTGGGTCGCCAATCCGCCAGACCCGCGCAATCGCCTGGAGTGGATGGCGACGATGATCGAGAAGGGGCGCCTCCTGGTGATCGCCTGCGAGGACACCGAGCCGTTGTTGCGCGACATCGTGCAGGCCACGTACGGGGCCGATGGGCGCAAGCTGGACAAGGGCGAGGATCAGCGGCTGGGGCACCTGGTTGACGGCCTGTCATACTCGTTGTTCGGACAGCACGCACGCCCGCCAGCGCGCACCAGCATTCCGGCTCCGGTCTCTCACCCCTCGACGCGCGTGTGGCGCGATGACGAGCAGGGGAAGAAACGCAAGGGCCGCGTGTGGAGGTAGCGCGATGCTCGTTCAGCCACTGCCCAGCAGCGGAATCCCGCGCAAGCCACTCGCCTCGCAGGACACCGGCGACACCGCGTCGGTGAGCGTCACCGCCGGGGCGGGCGAGTACGTATGGGGCGTGATGATCAAGGCCAAGAGCGCCGCGGCCGGCGCGGTGCTGACCGTCACCGACGAGTCGGGCACCGAGGACTACGCGCTCAACAGCGGCGACCGGCTGTCGCTGCCGGGCATGTGGATCGGCGCGCCGGCGGGCGCGGTCTCGGCCACGTTCGTGGGCGGCGGCTCCGGGGCCTGGGTGAAGTTGTACTACCACAAGATCCCGATCCAGCCGTAGTCAGCGGGAGCGCGTGCGATGATCTACACCGGCGGCCTGATGCAGGCCAACCCGCTCGACGACGCCTTCGGCAGCGACGTGGACCGCACGACGGGTGCGAGCGCGTACACGCACACGCCGGACGCGGCGGACTTCAGCGGCTTCACGCTCGACAACGCGACTCAGACGTTCAGCGCGGCGGCGCAGGCGGTGACGAGCTTCGCGCAGTGGCGCATCGGCGTGACCGACCTCGTGGTCGGGGCGGACGTGGTGCTCGCCGACCTGTACTCGCTGTTCGTCGAGGCGCCGACCGCGTCGGGCGACGGCGATGTAACGAACATCTGGGCGGCGGGCTTCGGCGGCGCGGTGTACTTCGGCGGCGCGGTGTCTGGCGGCACTGTCACCAAGTCGTTCCTGATTCCCTCGAGCATGTTCGCGGGAGCGGTGACGAATCCGGCAGACGGGCCGGTACAGGTCGAGTACGGCACGAACGACGTCGACATGTGGTTCATGGACTTCCACGACGACGTTGTCTCCGCGACCGACCCGATTGCGAAGTGTCGCCCGATCCCGCTGCCAGACGGCATCAGTGGCACCACGGTGTCGGTGCGTGCGATCTGGACCGACAAGAACGGTGACGGTGCGGCTGCGACTGAGACGATCGAACTCGAATGCTCGATGCTCGTGCTGGGCAACGACAGCGCCATCGACGCCGCCTACGGGACCGCGGTGCCGATCACGGACGCACTGATCGCCAACGACGATCTGCAAACCTCCGCGGCGGCGATAGTGACGCCTGCTGGCACGCTCGCGGGTGGGTCGCTGCTGCTGGTGACGCTGGCGCGGGACGTGTCTGCGGACACCCTCGTTGGGTTCTGCCGGTTCGCCGGGCTGATCGTGGAATACACCTCGACGCTGGGGGACTAGCGTGCCCGACACCTGGCCCCGCACCTACGTTGTCGTCGCTCACCGCGGTCTCACGCGGTCGGGCGAGGTGGCGAAGCGTCCGTGCGGCACCATCGTCAACCTGTGGCGCGAGTCGCTCTACGAGCGCATGTACGCCGCTGGCACGGAAGAGGCGGACAGCAACACCGCCTCCTGTGCGTGGGTGCAGCGGATCGCGGTGGCGTCGGTCGAGGACCGTGACGCGCTGCGCGAAGCCATCGGCGCGAAGACCGCGACCATCAGCCTCGACGGCATTGACGCGGAGACAAAGGCCACGCTCCAGCAGCGGGTGCCGTTCATCAATCGCAGCCGAACCGATGGGCGCGTGCGGACGGCGAAGGGCGACCTGTCGCTCGGGGGTGGCCGGTAATGCCGACGATCAACGAGAGCACGATTCTGGCGTCAGGCGGCGACTACACGACCCTCGCGCTGTGGGAGGCCGACACCGACAACGATCTGGTCGCGGCAGACGTGCAGGAAGTGGCGCTGCTGGGGCGCAACACCGTCGAGATAGTGACGATCACTGGTGCGGTGACCGACGCCACTCGCAACCGCGTGGTCAAGTCGT